TTGGATTTCAACTACAAAGATACAAAAAATATCGGAGATTACCAACTTTTTTAGGCACTATTTCTTATCCCGAACTGAGGTATATTCTATGAGCAGTAGAGAAATAAAAGCCGAAATTATATTATTAATCTCTAGATTCGCAACATTAGAGAATAAAGATTTTTATGTGCAGAATGATTATGGCATTTTAGCATACATGTGTATTAATCAAGTCATGGAGTATTGGTGGTTAGACAATGGGCAATGTCTGCAGGTATCAAAATTGGATCCAATATCCAAATCAGTCAGATTACCATGGTTTGATATAGAAGTGTGAGGATATGAAGAAGGAGAAACAAGTCAAGACATTCGTAGAGTGTCACAATACATGTGCCCGCAGCAGTGGCAGAACCTGCAAGTTCTGGGGATATTCACACCGCAAGCTGTACAGCGAGATAGAGTCAGAGCATGACTATGAGTTCTTCATGGCCAACTCAAAGTGTTCATTTTATAAACCGAAGTTATGAGGAATAGAATTAAGTTTTGGACAGACCGCGAAATTAGAGCGGCATTCGACAAGCGGGGGGGCAAATATAAGGGCATCCTCCAGCAGTTGATGATAGAGCGAGACTACGCATATCAGCGTCAGATTCGCTACTTTGTCAATGTAGACATTGATAAGTTCATGCGCAGGTTATCTTAGTACTTTCTTTTTCAGAAGTTCTAAGTTAACTTTGCAGCACTAAATATAAAGATATGATTAAACAAGAGATAGTAGATCGCATTATTAGTGATGTCTCCATTCTAGATGTAGCCGAGGATGAAGGCATTAAATTCTCTGCGAAGAAAGGTAACCGCCATTGGGCTTGCTGTCCGTTCCACAACGAGAATACCCCATCATTCTATGTGGACACAGGCACAAACTGCTGGCGATGCTTTGGCTCATGCCGCTCAGGCGGCAACGTCATCAGCCTCTACCGCAAGCTGAAGAATGGACTTCCTTTCCCGATTGCCTGCAAGGAACTCGCCAAGAAATATCTCAACGAGGAGATTGAGGACGAGTGGCGACCAAGCAAGGAGGAAGAGGAGAAGCAAAAGGAGCAGGAGTCCCTGCGCATAGCTCTCAGCTATGCGCAGAGCTACTTCACAGAGTGCATTCAGGAGGTCAATCCCGCTGCCATCAAGGCACGTGAGGCTGTTTGCAAGCGATGGGGCAAGGATGCCATCGGTACTTTTGGCATCGGTTATGCACCGGTAGAAGGCTTCATTGCCTGGGCCAAGCACAAAGCCTTGGACTTCGATATCCTGGAGCAGGTTGGTCTTATAGGCACTGGTGAACGTGGCATGTTTCCTATGCTGCGAGACCGCTATACTATACCTATCTATGACAAGATGAGCAGGGTCATAGGTTTCACGGCTCGCACCATGTCCGATAACAAGGATGTCTGCAAGTACCTCAACCTCAAGAACAGTCTCGTCTATCGCAAGGATACATCGGTTTTTGGCATCAACTTCGCACAGAAGGAGGCGCGTCAACGAGATAAGTTCTATCTCGTCGAGGGTGCTCCAGATGTGCTCAAACTGCAGTCCATCGGCATTCTCAATACAGTAGCATCACTCGGTGGTTCGTGGACCGAAAACCAGCTGAAGCAACTCTACCGCATCAGCAAGAGAGTGACATTCATCCCCGATGCCGATGAACTTAAGTCTGGTAATGAGTTCCCTGCAGGTACAGCCAATGTCTTTGCCAATGGCCGAGCTGCATTGAAGGTCGGTTTCACGGTCAATGTCAGGGAGATACCGATAGATTATCCGGCTCCAAAGAAGGAGGATCCAGACTCGTGGATTATTGACAAGGGGCACTTCTCGCAGATGCGTGAGGAGGAGTTTGTCTTCTGGTACTGCCGCCGCAGATACTGGGCAAGTCCGGAGGATATAGAGGAATTGACTACCGAGGATAGACTGGAGGCTATCAGCGACATCTGCTCGCTGCTCATGATGATCAGGGATGAGGACTTGCAGAACAGCTACCTCAGCACACTGATCTCCACCTATAAGCACAGGAGGGAGTGGATGGACACACTGAAGCGTGCCAAAGTTGCTGAATTGTCTGAGAAGCAGGAGGCTGAGCGCAAGGGTGATGCCAGAATGCTCAGTGAGTTCGGCTTCACCGAACACGACAATTGCTATTGGGCATATAATAAGGAGGGCAGTGAGGTGCAGTGGTCGAACTTCAAGCTGAAGCCACTCTTCCACATCAGAGATGACTTTAACCCTGTCCGTCTCTTTGAAATCAAGAATAACAGCGATGAGCCAGCACGTCTCATCGAGCTCAACATGGATGAGATTACCTCTTCCAGTTCGCTTCGCAAGCGTCTCTTCGGCATCGGTGACTATGTGTGGATGGCCCGTGATGAGCAACTTATCAAACTGCTTGGTTATCTGGGCAGGGTTACAGAGACCGCAGACCCTATCAAGCAGTTGGGTTGGCAGCGGGAGGGTTTCTACGCTTTCTGTAACGGAGCCATCGAGGATGGTTCCTGGATGCCTATCGATGACATGGGCATCCTAAGACTTACAGCCGGCAAGTTCTATCTTCCGGCAATGAGCAAACTCAATAAAGATAGCCGCGAATTATATGTGAGTGAGAAGAAGTTCCGGCATGAGAAGATGGTTGACAACCCGACAAGTCAGTCAGACTTCTTTGCCAAGGTAGTTCAGGTTTTTGGCGACAACGCCAAAGTGGGGCTGTGCTTCTATGTCGCCACACTCTTCCGGGACATCGTCATCAGCAAGAGTCGTTCCTTTCCGCTCCTCAATGCCTTTGGCCCGAAGGGATGCGGTAAGACAGAATTCGCTGCGACGTTGATGAATTTCTTCTATAAATATGAAACAAAGTATGAGCCATTGTCTATCACCAACGCATCCATGCCAGCACTCTCCGACTATGTCGGAGGAGTTAGCGACGCCCTGGTACACATCGATGAGTACAAGAACTCCATCACACAGAACAAGGTGGAGTGGCTCAAGGATCTGTGGAATGGTATAGGTCGCACCAAAATGAACATGGACAAAGATAAGAAGCTCGTGCAGGCCAAGGTTGACTCAGGCGTCATCCTCACTGGCCAGGAGATGCCTACTGCAGACATCGCCCTCTTCAGCCGACTCATCTATCTCACTTTTGACAAGGGTGAGCATAGTCGAGAGGAAAAGCAGAACTTCGAGGAGTTGGAGCGCATGCGCCAGATAGGTGCCACCCACATCACCCTTCAGCTGCTGAAGCACAGGGAGCAGTTTCAATCCTGCTTCGGCAATGCCTGGAAACAGGCATCTGATGATTTGGAGGAGCGTTTGGATGGTGAGAGCATCCTAGACCGAATCATGACCAATTGGAAAGTGCCGTTGGCAGCCTTCCTTGCCATCAGGGATTACATCGATTTTCCCTTCACCTACGAAGACCTGTTGGGAGTTATTGTCAAGGGAGTCAAGACACAGAACAGCATGTGCAACACCACCGATGAGGTGGCTGGCTTCTGGAACATAGTCAATGCGGCTGTCCAGATGGGCGAGCTGAAGAAAGACCAGGACTTCAAGATCAAGACCTGCGGCACTTTGGCAACCAACAAACTCAAGATTGATAACTGGGCGATGCCTAAAAGTATCCTGATGATTCGCAAGGACATCACCATGGCGGTTTACCGCAAACTGGGCCGTCAGATGGATGAGAGCCTCCTTCCTAAGGAGTCTCTGTTGCACTACCTTCAGATAGGTGCCGACTTCTATGGTGCGACCAAGAACCCGGAGCGATTTGTCAAGTTCGCACCTAACGGTTTGCCGGAGACAGTCGAGAAGACAGATGCCAATGGCAACATCACAGGCCGTCAAAAGATATATTATAAGGATAGGCCACTTTGTTTTGATTATATTATGGTGTCAAACCGATATGGCATCGACCTTGATACCGAGATTGATGGTGAGCAGGCACAGACCAAGGATCCCATGGCCATGACAGATGCTGAGCTGAAGGCCAATGGCATGCAGTCTTTGCCCTTATAGTAGGGATAAGTTTTTTGTTTAGATCATATCGATAGCAGCCTCTAGGGGAACGTGGTTCCTCTGGAGGCTTTTTTGTGTCTATAGGGGAGTGTGCCGAGAAGGTCACTGAGATTTCACCGACATCACACACACGACTTAAAATCCACGTGGCATTTGTGGCAATTGTGGCAACGTTGATAATCAGAGAGTTAAGAGCATATATGCTTGTGGCAATTCTGTGGCAATTTGTGGCAATGAGAGGAGAAGTGTGGCAAAGGTTGTGGCAATGTGGCAATTCTATTATATATTTGTGTCAATAAGAAAAGACTTATAATATTAGTAATCAAGCACTTAACATTTTTGCCACAATTGCCACAACTGAATTGCCCAAAAATGGGTTCCTTGAATTTTAAATGCAGTTTTTCCCTTAAAACAAGGAATTTTGGTATGAAAAAGGCAACTTTTCCCTATAAATATAGGAATATCTCGATTATTTTTCCTAACTTTGCGGTGTTTTTAATTACAGAAATATGAGCAAATTCGTAGTTTATGTCGAGGTCGAGCCATACCTGAAACAGTGGCTCACCCATTCTTTCGGCGACCCCGTGGAGTTTCCGGTCAACAGCAACGAGAATGCTGTTCTGCGTCGGTTCATCACGAAGCGCCCAATCAACAACCAACCTGAGAAACCTGGTGAGCGAGATGTTGCCATCTGCATACCATACTCTAAGGCCAAGAACCCGGAGACCTACAACTTTCTCAACGGTCATGCCAAGCAGGCACTCACCGAGAGCATCAACGACCTCTTTCGTCTTAACATGTGGTGCGACCTCGGAGACCTCAATGACATGTCGTGCAAGAAGATGTCTGCCTTCCGTTCCTGGTGCGTGCAGCAGGGCATCGATATTGAATTTGCAGAGACTATCCGAATGAAGTGGTATCGCATGCGCAAGGCCTATCAGGATAAGGGCATCAATCTTTTTAATCTTAAAAGATGCAAAAAAGACGATTTTTCATAAAAAAATCTCATCTACTCTAGCCCTGTTTTTGTTCAACACCGAACAGGTGCGAACAGATGCGAACAGATGCGAAATTTTTACAGCTTATGAAAAGACTTAGTTATATCTGCAACGTGCAGCGCATTCCTGTCAGCGAGTTGCCTTTCGATACACTTCTAGGCAACCTCACTTTTGACATTCCCGAGAGCTATTATTGGCCAGTTGTTAAGTGTCAGAAGCCTGCCAAACTGGAAATCACAGACAAAATAGAGGATGGTCAGCGGTTCTACACCCATAAACTCACCTTCCGCACATGCCGCGAAGACCTGGACATGAGCGGCAACTATGCCTATCTGGTCACCACCATCGAGGGCAAGCGCTATCTCATTGGCAACAGGGAGCGGCCATATCCTATTATTAATATGTCAGATGTCCACCCTGATTCCCTTGGTACTTCTGCCATGATCGAGTACACAGTTCAGTGGGGTAGCACCCGAAAAGCGCCTTTATTAGCCTGATTTACGTATTTTTCAGTTGGCAATTGCCATATTATCTTTGCATCAAAAAAGATAAGCGCATGAAATACGGAATGATGATATGCGGTACAATCGGAGCCGGCTACGACTGGTGGTCTGGCACCTACGGTACACGTTCCAAGGATGTCAAGGCCTACCTTGACGCTCACCCTGACGAGGAGGTGGACATTGCCGTCTCCTCGCCGGGTGGTTATGTTGATGAGGGCTTGACCATCTATCAACTTATCAAGGACCATGGACATGTCAACGTCCACATTATGGGCATGACCGCTTCCATCGCTACAGTCTTGTGCATGGGTGCCAAACATGTTGACATGTCAGTCGGCAGCACCATGCTCATTCACAATGCCTCCACAGGAGTCACGGTATGGGAGTCTGCCAACAAGGAGAAGCTTGACGAAATCATCAAACTCTGGCAGAAGCAGCGCAACGACCTCGACACCATTGACAAGGTCATCGCTTCCGTCTATGCCAAGCGATCGGGCAAGTCCAGCGACGAGATGCTGAAGCAGATGGGCAAGGAGAATTGGTTGAGTCCGGAGCAAGCTTTTGAGTTGGGCCTCGTAGATGAGGTCAGAGACCTTGATGACGAAGACAAGACGCGTCAGACCAATCTCTCCAAGCGCTTCACCAACGCTTTCTGCTCCAACATGGGTTTGCCGCCATTGACGGGAGCGACCGCTGATGAGCCATCCAAAACATTTCTCGAGAAGGTTGCCGCCTCTCTCAGGGATATGTTCAAGAATAATTCACAAATTTCTAACATGAAGAAGAAATTCCTCAATCTTCAGACCCTCCTCAATCGCAAGGAGGATTTTGAGGTTACCGATGAGAAGATTACTCTCACCGATGCAGAGATGCAGAAAATCGAGGATGCTCTTGCCCAGAAACAGAAGGACTTGGATGACAAGTCCGCTGAGCTCGACAAAGCTAGCCAGGAGGTCAAGGACCTGAAGGCGAAGGTAGAGCAGAAGGACAAGGATATCCAGGCCAAGGATAAGGAGATCAAGGATCTCAAGGGCGCTCCGGGTTCTGATACCCATGATGACGTCACGCCGGAGGTTGACAACGTTGACTCTGGTGAAATCTACAATGCTTTGAAGCAGATATTCTAAAATGGCAGCTTTAGACAATACAATTGAGATTACTCCTGATGAACTGAAGACCAGCTTTGCGAAGTACCGCAAGGACATCATTAAGATGCCTGTGCGCGCTCTTGACGAGGCTGCAAAATTCATGAGCCGACGCGTGGGCGTTCGTGGCAAGGAGACTGTCGGAGAGCTCGCAGGCGACATGGAGCTCGGGCCATACTCTCTTACTCGCAAAGATGAGAATGGCGTTACCATCACAGGCCGTACCCTGGAGACATTCCTTGGTTCATGCGTCAAGCCTTTTGAGCCAAATAAAGTTCGTGAGTCTATCTATGGCTCCAACGTATTCCAGGGCGATGCGCTCAAAAACCAGCCAATCACCAAACTGATTGGAATGTTCCTGGCAGGCAAGATAGGTGAGGCACTCTTCAAGAACCTCTTCACCATGAAGCGAAACCCAGCTGGCTCTGGTACCGCAGACCTCGCTGATGGTTTCAAGACCATCAGCGATGCGGACATCAAGGCCAAGGCGATTTCTGTTGAGAAGGGCAACCTCTTCAATACAACCGCGATGACTGGTGTCAACGCTGTCGATGCTATCGAAGCATTCTATGATGCTGCCGATGAAAAATTGCAGGGCATCAATACATACATGTTCATGAACAGCCATGAACTCACGCTCTACCGCCGCTGTTATCGAGACAAGTACGGCACGGTAAATTGGAACAATGAGTTCAACCACAACAAGTTGGATGGAGCCAGCAACTGCACCCTTGTGGGTCTTGACAACGTTCCTGCGGGCTACAAGATCATCACTCCAGGAAGCAACATGCTCATCGGTTTGGCCGCCGAGGGCGACAAGGCGAACTTTGGCGTAGAGAAATCTCTTGACTCTCACTTCCTGGTTGACTTCGTGGCAACCATGTACTTCGGTACTCAGTTCGAGTCGATCTCCAAGGAACGCATCCTCTTCGGTTACGACACTATCCCTTCTGAGTAAGGGATAGCTGTCCATGGTTATACATTATATTATATATTGATATATGGCAACAAAGAAAACATGTGCTTCAACCACAGACCTTTATGAGGATGTGTTGAAGTGTCCTGGTGAGAAGAGAATGCCTGGTACCAGAGCCTACGGCTTCTTTATCCCACGGCGTTACATCACCAAGTTCGCAGAGCCGCAGAAGGAAACTGCAACATCACTCAAGGACTATCTCGTCATCAAAGATAGCCACACCATTCAGGCAGACAAGGTCTGGATTAAGATTGCCTTCATCACAGACAAGAGTTCCTTCTCGCCAGAGGCGCAGGGTGAGCATGGCTGCAAGACCATGAACCTCAAGGCAACAGCCGTCCTCCCAGGTACAGAGGAGGAAGCGTCTGCACTCGCTTCTCTGCTTCTCAATGAAGATGGTATCTTTATGATTCCTGAGCGCAACGGAAAGCTTCGCCAGTTCGGTGACGAGACCTTCGAGGTCGACGTGACACCTTCTCAGTCTTCTGGAGCAGGTATCTCTGACGAGACCAACACCACACTTGAAATTTCTGTCAACTGCGAGACCATGCCTCCATTCTACTTCGGTACCCTCACAACTGCTGAAGGTACCATCTCTGGTAAGGATTGCAAGCCGGTGGAGGTCGCTGCTAGTACAGACGGCCATTAACAATGGGATTCGATTTTCCTACATAACTACTATCAGTGGCGGGGCGATGCTTACATGAGCTCGCCTCGCCATTTTTAATTTTCATAATTATGAATGATCCGAAATTCACTGAAAAGTTGAAGAAGTGGTTTGACAGCGAGCATACCGATGCCAACATCAGGGAGGGAGCGCTGCTCCTTCTGCAGATGAATAACAACCGCCACCTCTATCAACTCATCAACTTCGACCCTCAGGGCAAACTCGAGTTGCTCAAATATGAGCTGCAGAAACATCTCAACTATCGCATCGAAGGCATGACCATCGATGATGTCCGCAACTATGACAAGGCAGTCACGCCAGTTCTTCAGACTGCGGTTGACAAGACCTCAGAAGCAGACAAGATTGCAAAGCAGCTAGCACCTCATCTTCCGGTCGTGGAGTCAGAAAACCTCGATTCCATCGTGCCTTCAGCCATCGTAGCCAAGGGCAAACGAGCAGACCATGACCAGTTGCCTGACAACATCCAGGCTATTTGGGAAAACAACTGCGCTCTGTGGAAGAAAATCAAGGAACACTTTGAGGCTTGCAAAGCTTACGAGATGTCATGTGACAGATACGAGGGCTTGCATGCTGCTGACGAAGACTTCAAACGCATGCTCCTTACGCTCAAGGAGGAGTACTATGCATACAAGCAGGCCATGGACGTCTACGACCATGCCCAGCCGGGTGATGCCGAAGAACAGTCAGCAGAGCAGCAGCCAGAAGCTGCCATCACCTCCAAACAGATTGGCAATGCTCGTTCCTACATCACCAAGAACCTTGACCAGCTCATTGGCTTGATGGAGGCTGGCAATACCGACAAGGCTGATGCCTTGCGAGCAAAGGTCAATGAGCGTGTGCAGCTCCTCATTACTGCCAAGGCAGAGATAACCGCTGATACCATCGCCAAGATTCAGCAGGCTGGCATCAACATGGAGCAGCAGGCTTCAGCCGATGGCGAGGAGCAGCCAGAGAGTGCAGAAGAGGAGGTTACAGATGAGGGCGAAGCAGATACAGCAAGTCCTGAAGCCACTCCAGCAGAGTAGCTCACAGGTCTTCCTGGGTCAAGGTCTTCACACTCTTGGACTATTGGGGTGGATTTTGGAGCAGACTGGTGCAGCGCACATTGCTGTCACCACCTTCTCCACCTCCGATGCTTTCCTCTGTGGAGTCATCAACCTTCGCAAGAGGGGGTTGGTTAACTCCTCAGTATTAGTGGCTGACATTAAAGCTTCGAGTAAAACTTTAAAGCTAAGTCGCTTGATGACAGAGGCTTTTGATGAAGTTAGGCTGACGCTCAACCACTCCAAGGTCATGCTCGTTGCTAACAACGAGTGGTTAGTCTCCGTGATTACATCTCAGAACCAGACCTATGGTGACCGTGCTGAGTGCACGTTCATCACGACAGACAGAGATGTATATCTCAATCTCAATAACATGTTAAATAATTTGCTGGATGATACGACAACAATTTCCCTATCTGGAAGAGAGCGAACTTTACCTGCAGACGGTCTATGACCTGGCAAAGACCATGACACCGGTCGATGAGGTACCCATCATGATGGAACTGCCTCCCGACGAGGCCATGGCCATGCAGCTGGAGTTGCAAGATCCGCGCTCACCCTATCGACTCCGCTACCTCAAAGGTTTAGCAGAGACCGCTAACGAGCTGCGCATCAATAATATCGCACTCGCCAAGGTAGGTTCTCCTGGAGCCTACCAGTCCATCATGTCGCAACTCTCGCAGATTATGGCTAACCTCAGTTAGATATGAGTTTACCAGTCAACATTGATGACTACATGAAGTACATGCCTCTCAACGAGGATGAACTTCAGGAACTTCACATCTCTGCCATCGTCAAGGCGAGAGTGGAGCGGCTGCGTGGCTGCTACGCCTTCTGGCTGCGCTATCCACGCTTTACCGTCAGGGAGATGGTTGATCAGGACAAGGCCATGTTCGGCGTCAGCGAGACCCAGGCATACGATGATATCCATCTCTGCCAGGTCATGCTCGGCAACCTCAACGCCGCCTCTAAGGAGTTCTGGCGATGGAAGGTCAACCAGGAGATAGACGAGGACCGCAAGGCTGCCAAGGCTGCAGGGGATTTTCGTGCCCTAGCCCAGATGCAGAAGAACCGCATCAAGAACAATCGCACAGATACGCCTGATGAGCCAGAACTGGCATTCGACAAGATTGTTCCTGTTGAGTTCCGCATGACGGATGATCCGACAGTCATCGGTTTGCAGAAGATTCCAAATCTTCGTGCGAAAATTAAAAAAATGGAGAAGCGCTACTCGATGCCGGACATCGAGGATGCTGACTTCGAAGAACTTCCGCCAGATGATGACAGCAAGAACTAAGCAATTATTCTTCAATGACGTTCAGTCACGAGTCCTTCAGCTCATGCCCAAGACTCTCGTCTGTGAATGGGGTCGAGGAACCGGAAAAGGTGTAGTGGAGGCAGGGCGCATCCTCTATGCGGTCCAGCACATGCCAGGCTCGTGCCTGGGTATGGTGGCGCCATCCGTCAAGCGATGTCAGACAAACATCCTCCCCTCTGCTCTGGTACACCTGGAGGAGTGGGGATACAAGCGTGATGTCCACTACATCGTAGGCAAGAAGCCATGGAAGGCGCTGCATTGGCAGGAACCGCACTTCCAGCCTATGAACTGGGAGAATACCGTAGCCTTTTACAACGGAAGCTACCTCAATATCATCTCTCAGGACCGCAGCGGTACTTCCAATTCCCTCTCTCTCGACCATGTCTTCATCGACGAGGCGAAATTTATAGATTGGGAGCAGCTCAACAATGAGACGCTCCCAGCTAACCGAGGCAACAAGCAGCTGTTCGGGGACTGCTGCCTCCACCATGGTCTGACCATTACTTCAGATACATCGGCGACCAAAAAAGGTTCCTGGTTCATGAGCTGGGAAAAGAAGCAAGACAAGGAACTGGTGGCAACCATGGAGACAGTCCTGGTGCATCTGCACAGCATCCGCAACAAGCTGGCTGCTCACCCTGAACGATATGACTACTACATGAAGGAAGTGCAGAAGTATGAGAAGATTCTTGATTCTCTCCGCTCCTATGCACTTGTCTATTCTCGATGCTCCAGCATCCAGAACCTGGCTGTCTTAGGCGAGGACTTCATCAGACAGATGAAGCGAGACCTGCCAAAGATGACCTTCCTCACGAGCATCATGTGCCAGCACGTCGGCATCGCACAGGATGGTTTCTACTCCGGGCTTGATGAGGATCGCAACTTCTATACGGCACCGAACACCAGGTTCCTCAATGACCTGCAGTATAAGTTCGACCCTAAGCACGACAAGCCAGACTGCCGCATGGATGGCGACCTGGAGGACGGTTTACCGCTGATCATCGGTTCCGATGCCAACAACAACATCAACTGTCTCGTTGTCGGGCAGGTGGGTTCAGATACCAAGTTGCGCATCGTCAACTCATTCTATGTCAAGTATGACCGGAAGTTGCCTGAGCTCGCTCAGGACTTTTGTGATTATTACAAGTATCTCAAGAACAAACGAGTCATCTTTTATTACGATGCCACCTTTGTGGGCAACTCCTATGCAACCCACAACGATAAGTTCTACCAGATTATCACCAAGGTGCTCCGACGAAATGGATGGCTCGTTACGGAGGTTTACATCGGCAAGCCGATGAACCATCTTGAGAAGCAGTTGCTCATCGACCGCATGTTCAAAGGGCATGCACGCCACATGGTCCTCATCAACCAGGACAACAACGAGGATCTGATCATTTCCATCGAGAGTGCCGGCTGTTACAACAACGGCAAGGATAAGCGAGGCGAAAAACTCGTGGAGACAGACGAGGACAGGCTGGAGAACCGCACCGACTTCTCAGATGCCTTCGATACCGTCTGCATTGGCGTGGACAAGTTCCCTCAGACCGTCCTCTACACGGGTGGCATGAGCAACTATTACCCACGATAGAATTTTCGTTCTTTTTAGTTTATATTTTAGGTTTTAGGTTTTATTTATTTTATCTGAGGCTGCTAGCTCGTGAGAGTTGGCGGCCTTTTTTTGTGTTTTTCAATCTTGCTGCAGAAGCGGTATCGCCTTTTGGGCGATGGTTGTTTAATGCTGTTCCGTACATTTTTTATTGCATTCTCCGCCGCCCGTCATGTGTTCCCATCCGAAATTTCCTATGCAAAGTTAGCTGCTGGCGATTCAAACCTGTGCATGAACCTGTTTGCCTCTGCCAGCGCATTGTTTAAGCATAGGAAAAATCGAAAGGGCACACCGGGCTTTGAACGGAATGCAATTAAAAAAAATACTCCACAGTAGGAGTGGGAAAAATCTCTGGACTCCCAAACATTACCAGAATACAATTTCAAACTTTATAAAATTTTTCGATATGAGACAGAATTATTTCTTTGAGTACGTTCCGAATGCTTACATCAACCTTTGCGTTGACAAGGCACAGCAGATGGCAAACAACCGCTTCGTTTACGACTTCAAGGCAGGCGACAAGGAGGCGGCACAAATCTGCGCTGAGTGGCTAGTCCGCTATCTTACAAGACAATACGGCAACTTGTTGAAGGACTTTATCGTAGTCTTCGCTCCATGCAGCTCCCAGTGGAAGTATAACAAGCGATTCGGCTATTTCGCTGCAATCCTCAATGCAGCAGGCATCATGACCGCAAACGAGCACATGAGCATCTATGGCGAGCGCAAGCCAACCCACAACGGAGGCAGCCATTTTGTTAACGAGGATATTTATCATGTTTCGGTAGATGGCGAGTATTTCAAGGGCAAGCAGGTCATTCTTTTCGACGACCTGCTGACTAGCGGCAAGACCATCGAGGACTTCAGAAGCAAGTTGGAGGCGGCAGGCGCTTATGTGGAGAGAGAAATCTTTTTGGCTCGCACCATTCACCACGACCCAATAAGCAACAGAGGCGTGTTGCAGGAGATGGCAGAAGGCTTTTATGAGGCAGTGGCACACTCAAAGAGATGTTTCCCACAGGGTGTTAATATCAATAAGAAATCAAACAACAACTATAATAAAGTAGCGTAACATGAAGAAGTACAACAATATTCTAGCAGACGAGCGTCCGGAGTTCAAGGCGGCTAACTACGGATTAGATACTCTCAGTAACACTGAGTTGTTATCCATGATTATCAATCGAGGAGCCGGAACCACCGAGAGCCTAAGCCAGGCAAGGCAGTTGATGAATATCGCAGACGGAAGCCTGAGTAACCTTGCAAAGTTATCCATGGACGAAATGCAGGTAGTGCAGGGGATAGGCGACTGCAAGGCGTTGGCAGTACTCGCAGCCATCGAGCTAGGCAAGCGCAGAGCACTAGAGCGCATGCCGACAAAGCCAGACCTAGGAAGCAGTCTAGCCATCTACAACTACATGCTTCCGCAGATGGCAGACCTCAAGGTGGAGCAGGCACACGCCATCTTTATGAACCAAAATTTCAGACTCATTAAAAGCGTGAAGCTGAGCCAGGGAGGGATAACAGAGACTTCCGTGGATATACGTATCCTCATGAGGGAGGCAGTTATGAGCGGCGCAACTATCATGGCATTCGTGCACAATCACCCATCGGGCAACACGCAGCCTAGCAAGGCGGACGATGTGCTGACCCAGCAGATAGCCAAGGCTTGCCAAATCATGCGCATCTTCTTTATGGACCATGTGATAGTAGCAGATGGAAGCTTCTATAGCTACCACGACAAGGGCAGACTATAGACATCAGGGGCAGCGTGAGAGGAACACGTTGCCCTTTCACTTGCTTGCAAACTTGCTGATAACCGCGGATGAAGGGAAGGGGATAGAGATAGCGAGAGCGATGGCAATTCGGGGCAGCAGTCGGGGATAGGGGCAATTGCCACAAGAAAAATCCCTTACATATACCGCTCCAGTCAGCCATGGCAATTGCCTCCGAGCGTAGGGCGGTGGGGGCTATGCTTACAGCAAGGCACGCCCTTTTTTGCTTCAACTTTCTAAAAATCCATGATTTTCAGCAAGTTGGCAAAAATGACCGTGGAAAATTTGTGCATAATGCCCAAATTTTGCAATCAATTGCCATTGATTGCCCGCTCGAAAACGGCTACTTATGCCAATTTCCATGAAATTGCCACAAGAAACGAGCCGTTTTCGAGCGAACCCCTACATTGCATTTCGGGGTATAAGCGGTAATAACATTGTTTGACATCATTCAAGAATGATGAGAAAAAGAGGTAAAAACCGTGTTTGATGGGGCTGAAATGTTAAAAATGTATTAAACATAATAAATTTATTATGTAATATTTGCGTATATCAAAATTATTATGTACCTTTGCAATCGAGTTAAGGAACATGTTTAATCAATTAAATTTTTAAGCTATGCAAGAAGATTTAGAAAATGAAATCGAGAGAAAGAAAAAAGATATCGAAGACTTTCTCCGAATCGTGAAATTCACTGGTCTTTCACAGAAGGAAATCGAAAAGAGACTTGATTATCTCTTGGATGACCTTTCAAGACTGATGAAGAAAAGAAAGTAAAATGTTTAACTTCCCCTCCTTCGGGAGGGGATTACAAAATATATATTGATATGGAAGATATTAGAACCCTATTGGATGAATACAAGTCTCTTGCAGGTAATACCGATGCAAAGAGCGAAGAGCGAAAAAATGAAATTATCGCTAAGCTGGAAACTATGGATAAGGATGCTGTGGCTGAAGTGGCAAAACCATTCCTGGAGGAAAATGTAACTCGCCTGGAGGGCGAGGTGAAAGCTCTCCGCAGCCAGATAGATGCAGAGGATTACAAACTGCTTCCTATCTCTTACATCGCTAAGACCTATTTCAACAAGAGCGCAGCATGGCTTTTGCAGCGTCTCAATGGATATCAGATTCGTGGAAAGGTTTATACGCTCAACCAGGAGCAGAAAGGCATCTTTAACCAGGCGGTCAAAGATATAAGCAGTCGCATTAGCGCATTGCAGTTAGCATAGCTAACATGTTCAATAACTCAACTCTGTCCCCGACGCGATTCCGTGTCGGGGACATTTAATAGAGGATTTACATGCAGCCGTGTTCTGACATAGGCTGTGTTTTCATAAAACAATAAAATGAACTCTTTAAGCCTCTGGTGCGTGACGCATCGGGGGCTTTTTCGTCTCCAAATGTTAAATAATACACAAATGTTGAAAATAATCACGAAAATATTTGGTTATTCAACAAAAGTTTAGTACCTTTGCATCGTGTTAATAAAGATAGTATATGGCAAGACGAAAATCTAAGGAACTCAAGGAAAATGAAGACGATTTGCTTTTCTACCTAGAGTATTGGCAAGAGTTCCCCGATACTTTCAAGAGGGTAGCAGAAAAAGAAATCGCAGAGTTGCAAAACAAAATTAAAAACAAAAAGAAATGAGAAAGCCCCTTCGGGGGCTCTCATTCCTTTAAACTTAAAAAATATAAGATTATGGAATATACAGAGATGATTGATAAGGTGAAGGCTTTGGCTGCACAAAACAGAGCTGCCAAGACCGCAGAGGATAAGGCGGAGGTTCGCCGTCAGATGGATGCACTCAAGGAGTCAGACCCTAAGGCTTTTGCCGTGGCAGTGGGCTACATGGCTAAGACCACAGAGCAGAAGGTCAAGGAACTGACCATGGCAGAGAAATTTGGTGAAATAACAGATATGGTTTCCATGGCTTACATCGCAAAGGCTTACTTTGGCAAGTCTCGCTCTTGGCTGGCACATAAGATGAACGGAAACATAGTCAACGGAAAGGCATCGCAGTTTACTCCTGATGAGCTTGTTACTCTCAGAGGTGCCTTGCAGGACATGGCTCAGAAATTTGGCTCGCTTAGCCTTGCTATTTAGGCTATCTTTATTTAACACATCGTCCCCGACACGATTCCGTGCCGGGGACTTCTTATTATTCACATATATTTGATATTGATAAATGATATTATTACAAGATAATGAGACCTGCAGGCAGGCTCGCCTGATTCTCCGTGAGCTCATCAAGGGCGACAAATCACGTGCGCAGCTCTGGGGCTCGCTGGTTGACAACCAGCTTGATGATGTTGACTTGAGGTTCCTCCTTCCACCATTGGCCAACGAGGGCTACATCGAGGAGTCTGAGGGCATGTGGCATATACTGGACAAGGGTGTGAAGTATATGCAGACTTACGACAGAATGATAATGGAGAGCATTGAAGGATACCCATACCGTCAGAAGAAATCTAAAGAGGATGAGAATCTGATACTGCAGAGGCAAAGCTTTAAATGGACTAAGATAAGTGTTATCGTCTCTATTTTAATTGCTTTAATAGGGTGGATAGCACCACGCTTAGATGGGGTGATTGCAGCAATATTAACACTATTCCATGAATAATAGAGATAACAACGAGAATATTTACCGTCATTTGGAGAAGTGTTACGCGCTTCTCCAAGTTCATATACTCTTTTCTTTCCATACCTTAATATATATTATAATGTAAAAACACCGCAAAGTTAGGAAAAAATTCGGAGAATATCGGAGAAAATCGGGGAAAATCAGAGAATTTCGGGGAAAATCGGGGAATTTTCGAGGAAAATACGTGGAAAATCGGGGAATTTCCGAGGAATCCATTCCTCGAAGTGGCAGAACCGAAGGGAGATCCTGCGGTCGTTTCGGTCGTTTTCGGTCGTTTCCGGTCGTTTTCGGTCGTAATCCGCTCGTTTTTCCGGTCATTCCCGGTCATTTTCCGATTGATTCCGATTGATTCCGATTGATTCCGATTGATTCCGGAAAATCATTCCTTTTCATTCCTTTTTATTCCTCCTCCTCCTCAAATCACCCCGATTTTATGCTCTAAAACATATTACCTGCAGATTCTTCTAAAAATTCTCGCTTTTTTTTTGGCGGTTCCAAATATTCTTCGTACCTTTGCCAACGGTTATAAGACGATAGTAAACTATCCGGCAAGGCGACCGTTATCGCCTATGGCTTCTAGCCGCAGGCTTTTTTTATGCCTAGGAAAATCTTTTTTTCTAACTGGGAAAATAATTTTTTCCAACTGGGAAAACAGATATGCCCAATACATGGCGGCTGCATGAACCTTAAGATTTGATTTGTCCTTCCGGATAAGCCATCGTCTTATAACCAACGGGGAATGCAGCCGCCACCCTTTTGTACAATCGGCTGTTAATGGTTATAAGACGATGCAATATGCAGAATTCTATTTTATTAAGTGATGCGCAGGTGAGACCTGCAGGCATCAGCGTTGAGGAGGGCATCAATGCCCTCAAGTGTGAAATCAAGAAGCTCGCCAAGACCAAGAGCGAGACCTTCAGCTGTCTCTGCGGGGAGACCGTGACCTACGGAGAGGTTGTGCTCACCATGGTTGGTTTCGCAGCTGTGATGGCGATGGTCATGATTGGTGGTTTCATTTTCGGAGGTGAGGTAGCATGATGAAGAAAAGTAGAAACCGCAGAAGACGCACGGCAAAGCTGACTACAAAGGACATCAGCAAGTGCAAGTACTTCATGAATATTGGCAAAAGTATGAACGCCCATAAGCTGGAGCTCAAATTTCAGAGAGACAACAAGACTATTGGTTCTGTTGCATTCATTGAGGATGCTCCACATAAGCAGACTGTTATCCGATGGCATGATCATCGCTACTTTGCTCTTCGATATGGAGCTAAGGAGGCTAAGCCACTCAATATGACTCTGGCCAAGTGGAAAACCATAAACAACGATTAGGCATGAAAAAGAATAAGAAGAAAGTCAAGAAAGACGTTATCTTGCTATATTTCCGCCGCCGTCGCATTCGCGCTGCGCTCGAAAGACGCTGGTGGGAGCTTGATATCAAGCGTAAGGAGCTATACAAGCTAGTGGAGTACGCCAAGATTCAGTCAAGATACTGTGTTAATCAAGACTGCCACCGCATTGTCGGCAGATACCTCAGAGAACTGGAGCGAGAGGAGATTCGTGTTACCAGACTTCAGACCAAATACGACCTTTGGGCATCCCGTCTGGGCTACTGGGTTGACCTCTATGAGACGGCATTGTACCGCCTGCACCCTGGAGACAGTATTTAAGTTTCACCCTTTAAAAAAAGAATATTATGCCAAGAAATACAGATTATTTCGACAGCGAGCAGTTTGAGCAGGATCTGCTCAACGCTTACTTCCACTTCCGCTGCAACCTCCCTATGAAGGATGCAGACACCGGTCTCGACTACAAGAAGAGTTTCAAGACCACCCAGGACATCGCCACGGAACTTGATGACATGGGCGGTGTCAGTATAGAAGCCATCAACCAGTACCTGCAGGCGCATGACTACCAGGTAGCCACGCAGCCAGACGGCACCGTGGCATGGGCTATATGGGAGAGAGTTGTCAAGCCGGATAGCCTGGTTTAAGTTAAAAACTCATATAAATTTCAAGTACTACCATGTATTATGAATAGTTTTTCGTACCTTTGCAGCACGAAAAATTTTACAAAGTTTTGAAAAGCTTTGATACGGCTGGCCGCCCGTGAGGGTAGTCAGCCGTATTTTTATTTTGATCCCCTCCATATTATCTTTGCACAAAAAAAGATAATATATGACCATCACATCACTTCCGTCGGGCAGCTTCTTCCTTGAGAACCTCCCCGACATCGATATTCTCACGGCCAAGACGCGCCTGCTCGTCACCATCAAGATAGGTGATGATACCATCTACGATGAGTATCTTTATCCTGCCGATGGAGAGGTCAGAGTGAGCGACCTTGCCGACATCTTCCGTCCCTATGCACGCCGGAGGCTGGCAGTCACAGCCACCATCACCATCGCCGAGGAGCAGGTTCCGGAATCCGGAGACACCGACTCGGCTACAGTCACCGATACGCAGAAAGCCACCCTGAAGGTTTACTATTCCACCGTGGACATCGTGGGCGTGGACTGCTCTACATTCCTCAATACCCACTTCCTCACCCTGCTGGAGGGTCACAAGACCACCTACATGGGGCGACTGGAGTATCTTCACTACATGGGCAAGGACTCGGCAACAGTCACCGCACACTACGCCGACAAATCTACGAAACCGTTTACCGCACCAGCCGTCGGCGGCAATGAAATCTACACCACCATCGACGTTTCTCCGTCTCGTTTCGAGACCGAGGGCACCGACCTTCTCTACTACGTGGTAGAGGCAGGCTCACGCTCCATGACCCTCATCATAGACAGCGAGGAGCGTGACGTGGCACCGACTCTGCTCTTCACGAACTCGTTCGGTTGCCAGGAGCTCATCTACTGCACGGGAAAGCACGAGGTTGATCCGCAGTACACCCGCGATGCAGCCTACATGGGCGGCATCAGGGTAAACTACCGCATCACAGAGCAGCGCACCTTCAACGCCGATACGGGCTATCTGGGCACGGACATGGCAAACTGGGCAGATGATCTCTTCCGCTCAGACGAGGTCTATCTGGTCAACTTCATCGGCGGCGTTGCCAAGGTGGGCAAGCGTGTCACCCTGTCTGACTCCAAGTCAAAGCGCGACAACCTGCGCGACAGCGTGCCACGCTTCACCTTCAGCTACACCTACGCCCAGCGCCAGCACAACGTGCTTGACCTGCAGCGTGCCGGTCGTATCTTCGACAACACCTTTGACAACACCTTCAACTGATGAGACGCACGGCTTACCACCTCACAGAGGTGCTGCGCCTACTGGCCAAGGCAGAGCGAGACCGCTCTACCATTAACCTGAAGGCGTGGACATCAGACGGCGAGACCGTCGATTATACAGGATGGCTGGTCAGGGGCAGCAGCTGGCGTGGCGGATTCCACCGCCTCGTCAACCCGGCAAATGCCGAGGTTCGCACCGTTCCGGACATCTACATTCACCAGTTCCTGGGCTTACCAGTATATTTATGACATGAAACAGAAAAAATATCAGCTTCAGCAAGTGGGAGCCAGCGGTTCCTACAGTCGCTACGCTCTCGTGGCAGAGGGCGTGAGCAGGGTAACAGACTCCACCACCATCGAGCAGCAGTATGGGAAGGATACCAGTTTCCTGGGCTCCGGTGAAGTGGGCGATGCCACTACAGGCATCTTGGAGACTTCAGACGGCAAACTCTTCGAGTATATCAACTATGGCGATGACAACGACATGCCATACATCCTGCAGCAGTTGATGCGCCGCAACATGGTGGCGCAGCGAGCCATGGCGTTCAACGTCCAGTGCTGCTACGGGCAGGGCTTACGCTTCATGGACCGGGAGACAAAGCAGGACACCACCGACAGCGAGATCCGCGACTTCTGCCTGAAGAACTCCATTCATGAGGTCTTCATGCAGCAGGCCACCGACATGAAGTTCTTCTTCTGGTCGGTAGAGGTCATCATCCTGAGCCGTGACCACTCCAAGATAGTCAATATCCGCCACAAGGACGTTTCTTATTGCCGCCTGGAGGTACCAAATGACAAGGGGCGCATAGAGCATGTCTTCTTCGGCGACTTCCGCAACGTCATGTCGCCGGTACATACCGAGGTCATTCCGCTGCTCGACTTCTACGACCCGCTGGGCGACCTCATGGCGCGCATGGGCAAGGCTCCCGACCCATACACAGGCATCATGGGCAAGGCACCCGAGATGGGCAAGGACTGCAAGTTTGCCATCATATCCCGCATCCCGACACCAGGACTGCAGTACTATCCGATACCATACTATGCCAGCGTCTTCGACGATGCCTGGTACGACATCTACCGTCTCATCGGTATCGGCAAGCGCTACATGATCAAGAACACGTCCGCTCCTCGCATCCAGATAGAGGTGCACCGCGACTACTGGGAAGAGCTCTGCAACAACGAGGACATCATCGACCCGGATAAGCGCAAGGAGCGCATCCTGCAGGAGAAGGACAACATCATCAACTTCGTGTGCGGACCGGAGAATGCCGGCAAGGCACTCATCACGGGCTACTACTTCGACCCAAACGGCAAGGAGCAGCGCATGGTGCGCATCATCAACCTCTCCGAGGGTAGCAAGAAGGAGGGTGGCGACTGGGCAGACGACATGAGCGAGGCATCCAATGCCCTCTGCTTCTCGTATGGCGTGCATCCCAACCTCATTGGAGCCACACCCGGCAAGAGCCAGATGAACAATTCCGGCTCAGACAAGCGAGAGCTCTTCATACTCAAGCAGTCGCTCGAGAAGGCCTGCCACGACATCATGTGCAAGCCTTACCATGTCATCTCCCACTACAATGGCTATGCCGAACGAGGAGTGACCGTAGATGTGCCGATGATAGAACTCACGACACTCGACAAGAATAAGGATCAACAGACATCAATAGTTTCAAACAATAATGGCAAAAATGAAGATTCAAATCAGCAAGGATGACTTCGAGCAGAGCATCCTCGTAGCGACAAGCTCGCACTCTGAGGTGTTCGAGTCTGTGAGACCTCATTTCTATGAGGCATACAACAATATTCAGAAGCGCTTCCTCGGCTACGTTGGTGAGGAAGCGCTGGAGACAAATGAACGGCTATCGGCTGCAGTTGTCAAGGCAGTGTGCCTGACTGCATTCCTCGGCAACGTTCGCCATCTCGACCTGGTACTCACTCCGACAGGCTTCGGAGTAGTTGCCAACAACGAGGTCTCTCCTGCATCATCTGCGAGAGTAGAGGCGCTGATAGAGCAGTGTATGGTCGCTTGCTTGAAGGCGGAGGGCGAAATGATTACCTTGTTGTCTGCAACAGAAGGGTGGGGAAGCAGCCTGCAGGCTAAAATGAGCATACCGCTTCTGGTCTTCAGCATCGAGCAGTATGCCTTCCAGGTGAAGCAGGAGCTATCATCCAAGCAGTGGAAGGATAAACTGTCAGCACTCTACGAAGCTGATGGGGTGATGCGAAGGGTCATATCTGACGAGCAGATGGATGATCTGCTAGAGATGGAGCGGGGAGCCAAGGACAAGGATGACACCGCTGTAGAAATCATCTTCAAGGTGCGCAGATGCATGATCTTCCTGGCTGAGGGTTTGCTGACAGCCTATTCCAACGAGCGTACGAGACTGCTCAGATACTTTGATGCAAATCTCGATAAATTCCCATTATATGCGATTTCATCGGCATATAAGGCTAACCATTTCAAAGAGTTCAACAATGAAAAATCAAAACCTGCCTTCGTTTTCAACGTATAAAGATGGTACACAAGAGTTCAATTTCAAGGCGCCGTCATCGTGGGCGGAACTTTCAGAGGATCAGTTGCGCTATGTCCTTAGCATCATGTCGACGTTCCAGGATCATACCGTTGTCAAATGCTACCTTCTCGCAAGGTTCTGCGGACTTACCGTACATAAGTACACTAGAACCGGGTGGAAATGCAGCGTTAAATGCGATGAAAGCGGTGAAAATGGCGATGCTAAGACTGGAAAAGTGCGCAAGAGAGTCCTATACATCAGCGCTGCTGAAATCCTCTCTCTGCTCAAAAACTTCGATTTCATCGACTCCTTTACGGACTTTCGGCCTCTACAGGTCGCAAGTGACGTTCAGCTGAAGGCAGTAAACAGCCTGCTTCACGAAATCAGCTTCTACGATTACCTCAATATCGAGAAGAACTACCAGCTTTTCATGCTCAAGCAGGAGGACAGATTCCTGCTGAAGATGGCGCAACTCATGTACAGAACAGCAGGCGGTTCTGCCAGTGAAACCGCTAAATTTGAACCTTACGAACTCCTCGGAGTCTTCATGTGGTTCTCGAGTGTCAAGGAGTATTTCGCCGCCAACTTTCCTCACTTCTTCAGACCAGCCAGAGAGGGCGGCGAGCTGCGGCGTGAGGACATCCTGCCAGCCATGCAGGCGCAGATCAGGGCACTTACCGATGGTGACGTGACCAAACTGCAGGCTGTCTACAATACCGACTGCTGGGCTGCACTCACGGAACTGGACAATAAGGCTCGGGAGGCAGAGGAGTTTAGGAAGCGCAATAGGCAAAACAATTAAATATTCAGAACATGACAGAGAAAATCTTCGATTCCATCGCCTATTTCAAGCAGCTGGCTGCCGAGTGCAGAACCTGCAGGGATTATAATTTTGTCGCAACAGAGTGTTCCGGACCTGATTCTATCCAGGGAGTCATGCAGCAGTTCCGCAAGGCATCCAACTTCATTATGGTGTCAGACACCGTTGACAGCAACACCCATTCCATCGGAGAGGGCTTCTTCGACCGCAACGTCTATACCGTCTGGATCCTGGCAGGGTACCGGCGCGATGACATGGCAGACCGAGAGGCGAAAATGAATATCTGCAGATATATCTTCCGACAGTTCCTCAGCCGCATGCTATACGACAAGAGCCGAGAGGCATACGACGGACAGATGGAGTTTCTGGACCTCACGCAGGTCTATTCGAGCGAACTGGGCAGATGGTCCATGAATGGCGTCACAGGACTCTACTTCATGGTCACATCAGACGAACCTATCGACATACAGTATGACGAGAGCCTATGGCAGACGCAGCAGTAGACGAACTCCTCAGATATGAGCGAGGATGGGCTAATGCAATGGGCGACTACTGGCGAGAGCGCATGGAGCGGCTTCGTACCATCGATACCGGCCGCCTATACGCTTCCATCAAGGCGCACCTGGAGCAGGGCTCTGTGACCACAATTGAGCACAACTTCCTGCAGTACGGTATCTATGTAGCTGCAGGTGTAGGTCCGGCACATGAATGGTACAAGTGGACCGAGGCACAGGGAGGCGAGAAAGTCCACCGCATCAACAACGGCGACCTCAACTTCCTGGGCGATGAATACCGCCGAGACAACAATCTCGATAAACCGAAGAAGGTGGGTCCAGCCTGGGGCGGTCGTGTCGCCGGTGGCGAACCAAAAGGCAGGCGTGACTGGTTCTCTCAGAAGTACTACTCATCTGTCATGAAGCTCAACGAGCATGAGGCAACCTTCTACGGCGACCGGTACAATGGTCTGATGGCATCAGCCCTCACCGAGATATTCAGGGGCATAGGAGCAGCACGCAACCTCTAGGGAGCGTATTTTTATCGATTTCATCGAAGTTATATCTTTGCAAACAAAAAAACAATATGGCAGTAGAATATGATAAGAATGATCTTCAGACACAATTCGAGGGTATCAGAGATGAGCGACGCCTGCAGGCCAATACGGTATACCGCATAGGCACCGCTTTTCTCTCGCTGCTGCATTTCGCCTCAGACGAGATGCATACGACCATCGAGGAGCTTCTGAAGAAGATCGAGGGCAAATATCTGTCGAAGGTCAAGAATGATGAAGCTGCCGGTCTTATCACCTTCCTCAGAGGTCTGAGGGTAGGTGCAGGCTACAAGTTCGACGAGAATGGCGATATCACATCTCATGATATTGATGCTCACGATGTCAACGCTAATGGCCTGTCTGTTGGAGGCAACTCCGTCTTCGCAGGAGACCTCAGTTCTCCGGACTTCGTTGCAGGATTCCTCACGGGCAAAGGTTGGCGGCTGAAGAACGAGCCGGTCGAGAATGCGGCTGGTGTTCTCGAGAACAAATATAACCTGGAACTTGACAACCTCATCGTGAGAGGTTCAATGCGCATTTTCGAGATGATCATCTCTCAGCTGCTAGGAGAAAATGACAACCGCATCTTCACTGCGATGATGGAGGTGGATCACTTCGACGCAGAGAGCGGCAGGGTGTATCTCGATACCAAGGAAGGCCGCATGTACAATTCCTTCCGCAAGGGTGATTATATAATGGTGCAGCAGTATAATGGCCTTCCGTCTGAGGAAAATGACCATTATGTCACCAAGAACTACGAACTCCTGGTTAAAGAGGTTGGCACGGAAGGTGAGGGAGAGGATCGTCTGGCGTGGGTTACATTCGAGAACTTCACAAGCTCCATGGCAGGAGCCAAACCGGAGAAACTAATCAAGAAGCGTGACACCTTCGTCCGTGTCGATAACGTGTCTGACCCAGACCGCAAGGGCATTATTCAGGTGATGACCGTAGGCAGCGATACACCTTATATAGATATTCTCCACGGCTTGAAAACAAATCCGGATTCAGCTCTGAAGGGTAGGATTGGATGTCTGAAAGGCATCAGACATCCTGTCCTTGGTCAACTAAAGGGGTTCGGCGAATATCTCAACAACCTTTATGCGGTTGGCGAGTTCGTCCTGAGCAGAACCGGAGAGAGCATCGATACCAAGTTCCAGGTATTAGAGAACATGTTCTCTTCGAGATTCTCAAAGACCAGCTATGAGCTGACTAATGAGAAGAATTATCTCGAAAATGGCCAATTCATCGAGCAGATTACGGATTCAGAGAATAACATCATAGCGGGATGGGATATCGACACTACAGACGAATCTGTTTTCTGGTTCGATGCTTCCGGATTGCCGGTCATGGTCAACGGAAATCCTACAGCAAGCGGAAACCGCAAGGTGTCGCTGGAGAAGGTGGATGGCAGGCAGATTCTCCGCATGCAGAATTGCGGCATCAGGCAGAAGAATGCGCTGATTAGACAACCAGGAACTCACAGAGAATATGTTGCCGGGGAGAAGAGCAGCGCAGAGCTGCCTCCAACAGAGGCAGGGTACACCGATGTGCAGGACAAGCTATACATCAGCGTTCGCATCTATGCCAAGACGGCTGGCAAGTTGACTATTGGCTTCGCTGATTGCGAAGAGGTGAGGGGAAAACAGAATACCCTGCAGCAGAGAACAGTCAATGTTGCATACTCTGGAGCGTGGAAGACTATACCTATAGAGGGTGTGTGGAATGGTACAGGTGACTTCGTCATCCAGTACACCGGTGATTGCTATCTCGCAATAGCATCTCTCACCGATGAGCCGCTCAGCGAGCTGTCCAAGACCGTGAGCACACAGATAGTGCAGACGGCCAACAATATCAAGTTGCTGGGTGAGAACATCGATACAGTCAACAAGAAAGCAGTCAAGGTAGGCTTCGAGCTTGATGCAGAAAAGGGTGAAATCAGGCAGTATGTAGATAAGAAAGATAAGAAGAATCGCGAAGATACTTCATCGCTGATAGTACAGACATCGAGCAGCATCACCTCATCGGTGGACAAGAAGCTGAAGGATCAGTATGGTACCGTTACAAGCGAATATACATCATCCATCAGTCAGACAGCAGAGGGTATCAGGCAGTGGGTAGGTAGACAAGATTACGCTAACAACACTACAGTATCCTCTAGCATCGAGCAGTTATCTGGCAGAATTACCAGTACTGTAGAAATGGTGAATGCGAATACGTCCAGTATTACACAGATTCAGCATGATATTGAAACCATCACCCTGACAGTTGGCAAGGCTGCTACGCAGGAACAGTTGAAGGCGAACGTTGAGACGCTCAATAAGTATATCAGTAGTGCTAGAAGTCATGCAGATGAAGTTGGCAGCGGTATAAGAAGCGATTACGCCTCTACTATTACTACCGTTAAGCAGAATAGTAGTAGCTGGAGTGTAGCTGCCGGAGGATTTGATGCAAACGGCAAGCTGCTGGCGTCTGCCGGTGCGGTATTGAATAAAGAATTTGCCGGGCTTTTCTCAACGGCATTCACAAACAAAGGCGGTGTCGTAAAAAGTGAAATCAGTTCTTTCATTACGAAGGATACAGCTGGAAACATGATTTCCAATGCTACCATCCAAGCCGACAAGATAAATCTTACCGGTCATTGCATGAACTTCTCGGGCGGTCAGATTACCATCACAACTCCGAACTTTAAACTTGACTCAACTGGTAGTTTTTGGTGTCAGAATGGTACATTCAGCGGTACGGTTACAGGAGTACACGGCAGTTTTAAAACACTTGATTGTGTTGACAGCAACGGTAATGTTGTTGGTAATATACAGTTTGGCTCGGATGGCAGAATGTGGTTCTCGGGAGACATGTATCACCAGGGATATGATAGTGCCCAAAAACGTGGTTATCGCTTTTATGCGGCAGATGTTTGGTGCAGAGGCATGTTCGGACATCGGCAAAAGACAATGGCATGGGTTTTCGGCACACACATGAGAATATACACCAAGGATGCTGACAATACAGAGGATACTGGGGTCTATATTGCACTCGAAAGTGGTATGGTATCAGGAAGAAGATACTATAAAATACCTCTGTATGGTTTTGCTAAATATGGAGACGCTTCAGGTATGGCGATTGATATGGTTGTCATTAATTGCAGTTCTGATTTCTATTACGTATTCGAGGGAATGGGTAACGGCAAGGAATGGCGAGTCATTAATGGTAATGATAAACAGACAATTCATTTTGCAGACATCGGTGGTTGGCATGAGTTGAAAGGTGGCGAAAGCCTGTCGTGCGCTTACGTAAATCCGAAATTCCTGAATCCGAAGCCAACCAGCCTTGGTGCCGGAGTCTTCTGGAGTGGTGAATATGATTTGAACTGGTCTTGATTTTAATAACTTATATAATATTTATAATATGAACTATAATAATAAAAATGAATACGGTTAACGAAATTTAGCATGAATATGCATTTTCGTAGGCACATAGAGTATCTTT